TGTAGGAGTACCCCCAGCAGAAGTCTGAATGGTGTCTACTTTAATAATAGATGTCATTAGGCTAGTACCTCCATTACATTAATCATACAAAAACTTGGTGCACCACTTCTACCTCCATGATAACAAGTAGCAGTGCTTGTACCATTACAGAACTTAACAGAATATGTAATTTGACTTGTTGTAGAAGGACTATCTAAATAATGATAACTTCCGTGTTGAATTAAATCTGCACTTGTTGCTGCTCTTGGGGTGTATTGATGATAATTTCCAATCGCAGTTGAATCTCTATATAAATGAGTAGCAATAAAATCATTTCCTGAACTTCCCACTGCTTCTGTAACTATTATTAATGCTTTAGAACTTGTAGATGATAAAGTTATATTTACTGATAATCCTGTATCTACAAATGTTGGATATTGACTTGTCGTGCTAGTTACTGCCATAGATGTATCTTGTACCACTTGACCAATTAAAGGAAACTGAGTTCCGTCTTTTTTCTGTATGGTATTAACCTTGAGTATAGACATTAGGCGAGTACCTCCATAGCTGTAATAGTGGACCATTCTTGTTCATCAGTATTAATATCTACTTGTGAACCACTACCATTATAAGAAAAATAAACTTGGTAATCTATTTGGTCAGTAGTGTTATGAGTAGTATCTAAATAATTTTGAGCTTTACCCCAAGTTTGCCAAGAACTGCCATTAATATAACCCATACCATTTTCAAATTTTCTTAATTCTACATAACCACCACCATTAATTTGTCTATATAGCCATAAACTCATATATGTATTTGTAGCCATTCTACACCCACCTAAATTAATCATTAAATAAATTTTAGAATTAGTAGCTGAAGGTGTAATTGATGTAAGTATTCCTGTTGCTGTAGCACTTGTGCTAGTAGTTCTAACTCTTGTTGATTTAGTTCCTTGTGTTATTTGTGCAAGTTTTCCAAATCCACTAGCATTTCCGTTATTAGCTAGTGTTACTCCACTAGGAATTGTAAATGTATCACCACTGTCACCAAGAGTAATACTGGTTCCTGTGGAAGGTGTTATTTTATTTACTTCTAAGGTACTCATGCGATTACTAAAACACTCCCTGATGCAATAGTTAATGTGCCACTCACAGTAATTGGTCCAGCGACTATTGCGTTTTTATTTGATGTTACTGTTATATCGGTAAAGGTTTGGTTATTTACTGTGTAATAACTAGATGCCAACTTAGCAGTGGTAATAGTAGCATCACTGGGTACACCAATATTTAATGTGTCACCTAAGACTACACCACTAAAACTATCAGATGATAAGGGTGCGGAAGTAAATGTAATCGTACTACCGCTTATAGTGTATGCGTCATTAGGATATTGAACTACCCCTGAAATAGAAATAATACAAGATTGTTCATTAGTAGGTACTACATTGACTGCACCAGACTGTAATGTAAATGCAGTAGTAGAACCATTAAAGCTACCTGATATATCATCAAGAAGAATGTGGTTGCCGACTATGGGTTGTTTGCCTATGTATGCCATTATTGACTATCTCCTAATCTTACAAATGTAAATGTGTTTAAAGAAACAGTTGTACTCCCATCTAATCTTTGATTTGTAGTTCCATCTCCACCACCTACTCTAAACCTTACTTTGTGAGTTGATGTATTTGTGCAATTAAAAAATGTTTCTACTGAAACAGAAGCCCAGTTTACACTATAGTTTGGGTTTATTGACTCATGTCCTTCAGCTAAACCATCATAACTTGAATTATCTGAAGTTCCGTCTAGATAAATATAAACATTAAAATTACCACTTGTGCATCTTACACTTCCTGCATTGAATCTTACTTGATAAAGACCAGTTTGAGGAAATGTAAAAATACCTGAACTTTGTGTCAATCCTGTTCCAATTTTAGAAAAAGTAGCATCATCAACTCTTTCTAAATTAGAACTTATAACTGCTGGACTTGATGGTATTGCATAATCACTAGATATTCTCCACATATCTGCTTCTTGAACACCAGTAGGTACACCACTCACAGTACCAGTAAACGCATAGGTATCTGCAAGGTTCATACTCTCTGCTTGTATTTTAGATAATGCCATTAGATACCACCCCCATTATCTGTAATTGTGTTTCCTTCTGCTACCCATTCTAGTATTTCTTGGTAGTGGCGGTTTCCTTCATTGTGAGGTACAGACCATTCTGTTCCGTCTGTATAGATTATTTTGTAACTAAAACTTTCGCCTTGATATATTTTTTCTACTGTACTAATCATTTATAACTCCGAATCCAATAATACATGAGCATCAATGTCATTATTTTGTTCTAAGAAAATACTATGTCCTGTGGTAAGGCTACTTGTATTAACTCTAATAGCAAAAGTTGTTGAACCAACATGGTCTGAATTTATTGCTATACTAGAAACACTTGAAGCACCTGTTGGTCTATGTGCTCTAAAACTACCACTACTTGATAGACTCGCAGTAGCTCTCATTTCTACAGGTAGAGGATTAATATTACAAAGAGCTAGAGTACCACCATCAGCCATTCCTTGTGCTATTACTTTATAAGCACCCCCATCACTTTTTTGTGGGTGTTTTTGGGTGTATCTTAAACACCTCTGTAAATTTATATCGTGTGGTAAGAACTCAAAGTCACTAGCAGATGTACCGACTTCTAGTTGTACTCCTGTGATGTACCAATTATTAGATGTACTGTCGGCTAGGTTTACACTTCCTGCTACTCTATCTCCATTAGAAGTAGCTGTCCAAGTTGTAGATAAAGTTCCACCTGTAAAAGTAGAACCCGCACCTAACCAAAAATCTATTCTTAAACTTTCTGCATTATCATTATTAAATGCACCTGTTGTATCACCATCATATGTTAAAGTTTTCTTTTCCCAAGTATTAGCACTATTGATTGTGTATGATTTTGAAATTTGTCTTGAATTATCTGTATCAAGTAATTCACAAATATAAGTTCCTGTTTTACTTGATTTCACCCAAAAAGACATTGTTAAACTTTCAGCATTTGATGTTCCTTTTTTTAACATTTGAAGATTTTGACCTTCAATTTTTTGTTCTAAAACTAAAAAATTTCCTGCTGAAGGTGAAGCGTTAGCAGTTGTACAATCTAACTTTAATGATTTAGCAAATCCTTGTCCTGTTGGAACATCTGTTTCTTGTGACATTGTCCAAGTTCCTAAATCGGTTGCAAAGTTCCACCTATCCATAGTTCTATAACCACTGGTTGTAATACTAGATACTGAAGTTCCCCTCTGTGCAATAGACATATCACCATTGATGATGAGGTTTCTGTAAGGATAAGATGCAAAAGCTAATTTAGAACTTTCAATACCACCAGCTAATTTAGAGTTAGCAATAGAACCAGCTAACATAGCATTGGTTACAGAACCAGTGGCTGGTGCTTGAGTACCAACACTTCTTCCTTGATAAATACAATACATACTATCACTAGCAGTAATTGCAGAGGCAAGGGTTAGGGTTGTACCTGAAATGGTATAGGCTTCAGTAGGTTCTTGTCTTACATTATTAAGAAATAATTCAATATCATTAACACCTGAAACTTCTCTGTTTAGGTTATAGGTATCTGTGGCAGAAGTTGTAAATGTCTGCTTCTCTAAAGTGAGATAACTATCAGCTGGTTTATTCCCTAAATATCCCATTATGTACTAATTGCGTCTACAGTTGATACCCATACATCTACAGATGATGCTGTGTCAGATATTACTTTTAGTGCATCACCAGTTTGTACTACATACTTTGCACCACCATCTAATACCTGTAATTGAGATCCTTGAGGGATTGGTGCATCTTTAACTAAGTAGATGTCATTTGCTCCATCATTGATATAAACAGATACATTGATAGCAGAAGCAGTAACATTAGCTAGTGATATACCAACAACAGTATCATAAGAATCAGCAGTAAATAAAGTAGCTGCCGAAGTTCCTACATCATTTGAGGTGTATCTTCTAAAGTTCTGTGCCATACTTTCTCCTTATCATAATGCAATAGCCATAGCAATCGCAAATCCATTTGTTGCAAAACCACTAGTATCAGTGGCTTCAATGTTATTCCAGGCAGCTCCATCATAATATTTGAGGACTGAACTGGTTGTATTAAAATATAAATCTCCTGCATTTAAAGCATCTCCGTCATTATCTAGTGTCGGATCAGATGCTTTTGCACCTAAATAAGTGTCATCAAAGTTATCAGCAGCAGCTAAAGCAGCATCTCTGGCTGCCTCTGCGGCAGTCTGTGCAGTACTAGCATTTGATGCAGATGTACTAGCAGATGAAGCAGAATTTGCTGCGTTGGTTGCAGATGTACTAGCAGCTGATGCTTGTGCAGTAGCTGTAGAGGCAGATGATGCCGCAGCAGTTGCAGAATTAGATGCGTTAGTAGCTTGAGTTGTCGCAGTTGTTGCTGAGTTAGATGCTGATGTTGCAGAGTTTGCAGCATTAGTAGCTTGTGTTGTTGCTGTCGAAGCAGAATTAGAAGCCGAAGTAGCAGAGTTAGACGCATTTGTTGCTTGTGTAGTAGCAGTAGATGCTGAACTAGCAGCATTTGATTCTGATGTAGCTGCGTTAGATTCTGATGTAGCAGCATTACTTTCGCTAGATGCAGCTGCACTAGCAGAATTAGCAGCAGCTGTAGCACTACTGGAGGCAGCACTAGCTGACGAAGTAGCATTAGTTGCTGAAGTTGTAGCTGAAGCAGCATCTATAATTAAATCATAATAAGAACTGTTAGCATTACTAGATAGTGGTTGTGATCCACTGGATGTATGAGCTGTATTAACAAAGTATATATTTCCGTTAGATGTATCTTTAACTAAATCTCTAATCTGGTAGCTAGTAGAAGCTCCCCAGTTCCCTTTAAATGTACCTAGTTCTTGGTTAGCTAATAAAGCTGTAGCATCTGAGTTTACAGATAATACTCTATTCGCTACAAGTTCAGGTAGGTCTACATTGAATCCAGTAGTTGTTGTAACAGGGTATTGAAGTGTTCTTCCAAACTGTTCTTCTAGTTGCTGTAACATAGCAACAATCTTATCTAATTCTGTATTAAGTGTTTGTATAGGAAAGTTACCAGATACTGGAAAGTCCGAGATTCTTTCTATAGCTAGATCTCTAACAATAGTTATGGTATCATTTAAGGTTGCACCTGGACTACCTAAAGTAATAGATCCACCACCAGTAACACCTGCACCAGTAACTGAATACTGTGATGCAGATGATGGTGATGTACTATAGGTAAGGAGGGAAGTGCCGTTGTAAACTTTTAAGTCTGCTACATTAAAAAACTCAAATGGCACAGAGAATGTAGTCTGTCCTGCTGTTGCAGTATATTGGGATCTAGGTGTTGTATCGCTTATTTGGAGTGCCATTAATATAAACCTTTTTCTATTTTATCAAATACACTATCTAAATACCATATATTCTGCAAAGGTAAAGTTTTTCGTATAGCTCTAGCAGTAGTATAATCGTGTGTACCTTTACCCCAATCTAACATGATATCAAATAAATTAGCTATATAAGAACCTGTAGGCCCTGCTAATCCCATTTTCTGTTTAAATGTTGGTTTATATTGTCTACCTCCACCAACTATTTGAGATAAACCTAATCTATTATTAGATAAAGTTTCTACCATTCTATTTACATCAGTAAAAATACCGAGTACAGCTGATCTATCTATAGCTGATATTAATTTATCACCAAACTTCTTTTTAGAGTAATCAGTACCAATTTGTCTTTGTCTGAAAGCATCTACCATTCCACCTAGTGCAACTAGTCCAATAACACCAAATAAGAAATTGTTATCTCTTTCTTGCATTCCTCTCATTAATATTCTTTGTGTAGCAGCCATTCCAAATTTTTTAAATTGTGATAATACACCACCAATTTCTGTATTCATCCACATAGGTACATCAGCTTTACCTGGTGTTACAATAGTTATGTTAATGTCTTTTTGTAAGGCTGATAAGTATGTTTCTCTTGCAACTTTATCAGTCCAATTATCTGCTCTAGCCACTCTTAAACTATTATATCCAGCTGACTCACTAGCACCTTTTCCTAAACCATGTAATTCATATTCTTTAAAGATTCTTTTAGCCATAACCTCATCAATAAACAAATTGTTTAATTGTGCTTTTTCTTTAACACCTATTTTTTTACCTTTAGCTATTAATTCAACATAGTCTAAAATTTTAGATCCATTTACTAATGAAGCAATATTTTTAACACCTGTATTCCACAGATTCATTCCATTAATATAACTAAAATAAAAATTTGTTATTTGACCAGTAGCTCTTTCTACCGAGTTCATTAATCCAAAAATATCTCCAGTATCAGCAAATAAAGCAGCACGAGTACCTAAAAACATATCAGCTGCTTCTCCTGCTAACTGTGCATCTTTTTTAGATAACTTTAACATTCTCCATTCCATGTCTTTAAAAAATGCTTCATACAATCTACCAAAGTTTTTTTTAATACCATCTGCCATAACTAATCTAGCTACATCAGGAACAGCTGCTAATATTCCTGAAAGATAAGTTATAGCTGTTACATTTTTCCCTATTCTTACACTTCTAGAAAAAGCAGATTCAGGGTTAGCTGGTAATCCAGCAGTACCTCTAATTAAATCTCTTAAATCTTGTAAATCATCCATAGCTTCTGCCATCTCTCTTTTAATTTTTGCTTTTTGAGATTGAGGAGCATTTAAAATTCTAGCTTGATACTCTGCATATATTTGGTTTAAACCTTTTTTATAACCACCAGCAGCATAGTTTATTCCTAACATTCCAGGATCACCAAATCTCTCTGTTAATATAACATCAGGCATTACTGATCTATAATAGGCTCTCATTAAACCTTCAATATCACCTTCAATAAATCCAAGTTCTAAAAGCTCTTTATCATTTAACTTAATCTTTCTAGATTTAACATGGTCAGATATACCCATAGGACTTACAAATCCTTTTTCACTTTCAATTAATTCTTTCCAAGACTTAATTCTATAAAATGGTTGTTGAGTTAAAATATTGTCTACTATTTCTTCTGCTTCACCAATAGTAGCTTTTGGATTTTGTTTTAATAAAGCTCTATATACTAAATTTGTAAATTCTGTTTTTCTTTTTCTAATAACATCTTTTTTATAAAATCTAGGTAAGTAATTTTTCATCATTCCATTATTTTCAGCTAAATATTTAATTTGAGATTCTAATGCAGCAATTTCATCTTTAATTCTTTTACTACTAAAAATAACACCATCTATTTCTATAGTAGAATCACCAGACTTTTTTAATTCGTCTAATTTAGTTTCCCAGTAGGCTAATTGCTTTCTAGGTAATATTATAAACATTCCTGCATCATCTGCTCTTTTACCAATTACATTAAAAAAGTTTTCTCTAATTTTTCTAGCAGCTTCAACTACATGAGGATTTTGATGTTTTAAATCACTAACTAAAGTTTTTGATATTTCTTGTCTAAATTTAGCTAAAGACATAGAATCTTTATTAATACCACTTTTGGTTAATATTCTATTTACAAAGTTATTATCTTTACCAATTCTTACACTTTCAGATTTTAAATATTCAGTATAGATATCATCTATATCTCTCATATTTTGAATTATAATAGAACTATTTCTTTTAACTTCATTCTCTACAGAAATAGTAGTAGCTTCATTAAAAGGTGCAAAGTTCTTGTTTTGATATAATGGAATCTCTACAAGTTCTGTTCCTGTTTCTCTAACTACTAATGAATCCTTTTGTAATGATCTAAACAAAGGTGTTAATGGAGTAGATTCTAATCCTGTTTTAGTAGAATAGATTGCTTCTCCAATTTTAGATTCATTATAACTAGGATATGTAATACCTTTGACAGAAGATGCTCCTGCACTATTAGGTGTTTGTTTTTTATTAGGATCTAAGAAAGACCAATCTATATCACTATTATCATCTGCATACTTAGCTGCATTTTTTGTATTCATAAAATTAGCTGTTTCAGTATATTTTTGATAATTAGCTAAATCTCCTTTAACAGGCAAATTTTTTATTCCAATTAATTTATTATATAAACTGGGTAATAAGAATCCTGCTCCTCCTATCATCATACTAGTTTCAATTTCTCTATCAGAACTAAAATATTGTTTTGCACCTTCTTCTGCACTCAATACCATACCTAAAGAAGCTGGTTTTAAATATGTTTTTCCACCAGCTGCTAGTGTTATTAACTTGTTAGCTTTACCAGCTAATAGATAGGTACTAGGATCTGCAATAGCACCCATTAATGTACCTACTACAGATATAGGTGCTAGTGTTGAAGCTAATTGTTCATATTTTAATTTTTGAATTAAACTACTTGTTTCTTTTGAATTACGAGATCCTTCAAAGTAAGTTAAATAATTTCTATATTCGTCTAATTGTGGATCTGCATGTATACTATAATTTTCATCATAATCATATTCCGAGTTGTTTTCATAAAAATGAGTATACATCTGCCCTATTAAGTTTTCTTCCATAAAGGCTTTATTAAATAAATATCCTACTGCATCTAGATTACTAGCAGCTGTTTCAAAGAAGTATTTTTTTTGAGGTAATGGAGTATATTCTTCTGTAGATAAAGGATTAATTTTTGTAGATATAAGTTTAACAGCCATTAGTCTACATAATCTTCATACATTTTTTTGTATTCAACTTCTATGTACTTGTTTAATTCATCTTGAATACTTTTGTAATCATAAGTTCCACCACTAAATATTTCTACTAAAGGCTCTAATATTACTTCAGTGCCTGGTCTACCTATAGTAAATGACTTAACTATAAGTTCTTTCATCTTATCAGGTAATTGTTGAAATGAATCAAACTTGTTAAACAAAGAATTAGGATCATTAATTATATTTTGAACTATAGTATTATTTATTTGAGATTTAGTAATTGGTGTTGCATAGGGCTGTGTACCTTCTGATAAAGGCTCTATAATAATCTTTTCATTACCTGTTACACCTAAAGGCATTCCTTGTAAGGTAGTATTAGGATGATTAATAAATATTTCATAAATAGGTTGGTTAGCACCTTTTATAGTTTTAATGCTAAAATCTCCATTTTTGATAGATTTTTTAATGTCTTGTATTCCTGGTTCTTTAAATTGACCATTTTCAGAATATAAAAAACCAAAATTTTCTAACATATAATTTTCACCATATCTTTCAGAGTAATCTTTCATCACTGCTCCAATATCAAAAGCAGTTCTGGTCATCATTTCATCTTCACTATAACCAGCTTTAGCCATTTCAGTTTCATATCCAAATTTAACTAATTCAGCTTGTCCTAAATCTCCACCTAATAAACTAATTGAATAGTTATTTTCTGCCATATTCTCAATTACACTTTTCATAATCTGAGGAGCTTTTTGTACAAAAATTGCTTTTGCTTCTTCTGGATTTTCTGCAAACAAACTAACATCCATATAGTTTGGTAATTGATTTAAAATAGCATTATTTAATTCTTCTCTAACAGCAGGTTTAATTCTATAAAAACCAGTAGAAAAATTTTTAGTATAAAAATCATTACTTAATGGATTTAAAAAATCAAATGTTCTCCATACACTTTCACTTCCTTTTATAAAAAACATTTGTAAAAAATTCATATCTGACATCTTCCCACCTTTTCCAGTTACTAATCCAGGAGCTAATTCAATATAAGAACTTAATGGATTATCTGTTGAAAATTCATATTCAGGATTTTTCATAATACTATTCCATAAAGGCATAAAAATTGTATTTAATGCTTCATTTTTAAAAACTGCATCAGTTAATTCTGCTGTAAATTGACCATCAATACCTTGTTGAATTAATGGATCATTTAATATTTCATTTTGCACTAATACTATTTTATCTTTGTTGGATTTAGTAAAATCTACTTTCTTTAAATAAGATTGATATAAAGCTGCTGGACCTTGTAATTCTAGAGCTTTTAAACCACCTTGATCTTGTACAAATAGAAAAAAACTATTATCTACATCATCCATATTTGCAATAGCAATAGGATTTTCATTAGTTATAAATTCCCAACCTTGATATAAATTTGTAATTTTATTAACATCATTAATGTCATATTCTCCTTTACCTAAAACATTATAGATACTGTTTAGCTCACTTTGTAATTCATCAAATACAACACCATCTTTTCTAATCATGTTGTTCATTAAAATTGTACCTTGTTTTTGATTTCCAGGTGATTTTCCTAAATCATTAAACCAATCTGCTTGTGTATATGATTCTCCTGTTTTAAATATAGAATTAAGATTAATCTTATTTAACTGATAGCTTTTAACAAACTCTTTTAAATCTTCTTCGTTTTCAAATGCTTCAACCCCCATGTTATATTTAACATGAGAAAAATACTTATGAGCATTATTAACATTGATATTTTCTTTCTTAGATAAATTTTCTAAATAGTTATAAACTTCTTTCTTGTCTAAGAATGTTTTAATTAAATCAGAATTATTTGTTTCTCCTACAATATCTAATTGAGAATATAAAGTTGCTTCATCATTATTTAAAATAAACATCATAGACTCTGCATTGTTTTGATTAATACCATCTATTATTTTTTCTTTTAATATAATGTTTGCATATTCAGCTTGTTGATTACCTGCATCTATAGATGCTTGATTTAATGATTTGATAGTATTAACATTACTATCTAAAGCCTTAACCATTTTTTGAATAGTATCTTGGTCAAAGTTATTACTTAGTCTATTTTCATTACCAGATAAGTAATCTTTCTTATATTGATTAAATTTTGCATCTGCATTTGCAACAGCTTCAGTATCTGTAAAATCAATATTATGATAAAATGATTTAGCTATTCCAAACATTCTGTTTGTTTCTAATTCTAATAATTTACCATCAACAGAACCTTTAATCATAGCATCTGTATATTTAAGAGGATTTAAATTTTTAACACTTTCAAAATCAATATCATTTAAAGAGTATTTAGCTTTATAAAATATATCTTCTACTTTTAATCTATATTCATCACTATTTGTAATATCAATATTTTCATCAATTTTGTTAATGTCATTAAATGTTGTATTAACTAAATTTTCTAATTGTACATCTATTCCATTCTTAGCATTATTAAACATAATAGAATTAGATCTAATTCTTAACTGATCTAGTTTTTCTAAAGAGTTTAAATCTAAATAGTTCTTAATATAGTTCCCATATCTTTTAGATGATTTGTTTATTAATTCATCTCTATAAGCAATAATTTCTGCTTGTGCTTTAGATAAATCTGGTAAAGGTAATGATTCTTGTTTAATCATTAAATCATTTAAAAACTGAGTGCTTTTTACTTTAAAATCACCTTTCCAAATTTCATCCATAATTGCAGCTTGTTGTTCTGCTATCTTTAAAGATGTTTCTCCAAAGGCTTCAATAGATTCTCCTAAACCTAATGATTTACTTTTAATAACACCTAAATTAGCGTTATTAACAAATGTTGTTCTTTTTCCTCTATCTAAAACACTAACCATTAATCTTTTTCTCCTGATGTTGTTGGAGGATTGTTATACGAATAAGCTGTATAAGCATAGCTACCTAATTTACTAACAGTGCCAAATGTTAATGACATCCTATCAATTTTATTATTTAAAACTGCCATATCTAAATCTGATTGTGCCATTAAAGCATTTAATCTAATATTTCCTAAATCTTTAGCTGCATCATCTTCTACTTTTTGTTGAATAGCCATAAAAGATCTACTATCATCTAAAATTCCAGCAGCACCAGCTACAGTTCTATTATTTCCTAATGTTATTATTTCTTGTTCTGTTCTAGCATTTGCTTCTTGTAATGCTCTTAAAGCTGCTATTTTTCTTTGTTCTTCTAATTTTTTAGCATCATTTATTAACGCTTGTGTTTGACTTCCATAGCTTAATACTGTTCCTGCTGCTGATATTAATAATGCTGTTTCTACGCCCATTTTAGTATACTACCTCTAATGCTACACCCAAAACTTTTAAAGGCAAGGGTGCTGTTTGTGTAATCTTTAATGTAGGTGATCTATCATAACCTAAAAAGAAAAACTCTTTTTTACCAGTTACTTTAGCGACTGGATTAGCTACATTAAAATCTACCTGTCTAATAACTAAACTTTTAGCAGTATTATCAGCTGCTTGTAAAGCTACATTTAATGTATCTGATAAATCAATTACTGCTCTAGATAATCTTTTAATTTGCCCAGTCAATGGCCCATCTGTTACTTCTCTATCAACTGGCATAGTTTCTAAAGTAGGATTATAATTAAATCCAACTATTACACCAGCACTATGAGCTTCATTAAATGTAATAGTGTCACTAGCAGATATAGTAAATGTTCCTAATGAAAATGTACCATCAACAGCATTAACTTCTTCTTCAGTTAAGTGAGCTGGACTGTTATGGACACGACCTGATGTTATAGTAATAACGGCATTATCAGCAGGTGAAGAAGCTAAAGAGCTATCTAATACTATAGTATAACCACTAGCTGTGGCTGTTACAGTTAATATCTCATAACTACCAGTCACACCAGCAATAGTAATAATATCTCCAATATTAGGGGAAGATGTATATCCATCTACATTCAAACTTGTTCCTGTTTGGCTACCACCATTGACTAATGGAGTACCTTGTTGATTAACAGTTGTTGTTCCAGAACAATCTAATGTTAAATCATCTTGCTCTGCAAATTTTTCTAATGTGTATACAGTAGATCCTTCTAATTCTCTTTTACATACACAAAATAAATTTTCATTTAATGCTGTAATAGATATGAACTCATCATCTGTTCTTGTAGTCCATAAAGTCCAACCTGCAATTTTTTCTGCTCTCACACTATGAAACAATCCTAAAGTTCCATCATTATTTGTAAAGAATGCAAACTGTTCAGGTCTTGTAGTAGTACCTGTTAGCATTGTCATATCTACTGGAGAATTAACTAGATGAGATGCTAATATAGATATAGATGTAGAAGCATAAGCATTTTCTACATCACTAAATAAATACTCTCTAATTGCTTTACCATTTTTCTGTGCATACAATGTCGCACCATCAAAGATAATAGGTCTAGCTCTACTACATCCATAAGGAGTTTGTCTTAAAAAAGATATATTACCAGGTGTTACAGCGGAAGTATCTGTCGATGTAGGAACAAAATATTCTCCACCATCTGTTAATACCTGTAAGTTTCTAGAAGATACTAAATGTCTAATCTCGTTTACTCTATCACCAGACACAAATACATTTATAGCTTCATCAGCAAGTCCAGTACCTACATCAAAGTTTGTATACCCACCTACTTGAGAACCTATAACAGCAGCAGGAGCATCTCTTACTCCAGCAAAATATAATCTATTATCATGGAATGTAACTGCTTGAGGATATCCTCTCACTGTAGATAGTAGTTCTTCTTCCCAGTTAGCGTGTGGTCCAACACCACCAGATATTGTTTCAATTATTGTTCCTACAACCTCAGTAGGAGAATTATATGAAGTAATTTTAACCTGTGATCCATCTATTTTAATATAATGCCCTACATAAGCTGCAGTCCATATCGCTGAAGAAGCTGTAATTGTTCTTCCTGTACCTGTTGCAGAAGTTGATACAGTTAGTGTTACTCCTGAATCAGCATACTTGTAAAATGGAGCACTAGTTTTATATGCACCAGACACAACAACATCTTCATCTATTTCAAATTCAAATGTAGATACTACAAATGTAGTAGCACTTGTTCTTTTAATCTCTAGTGTACGATTATCTCTGTGTGTCATAAACACTGTATCTCCAAACTGAGCAAAGTTTAATTGAAATAACTGAGCTTCAGTCCAGTTTACATTCGTTGTAATATTAGTTTGAATAGCAACACCATTAGAATCATAAACATCTAATCTTCCATTAGATAAAACAAATACTGCTAGTTCATCATTAGAAAAGATAAAAGGGATAACTCTTGATTTGCCTGGCAAAGTAGCTTTGTATGTTGTACCAGGTCTACGCATAATACCCCCTTCATCTAATAAATACCAATTACGCAAAGTCTTAGCTCCACTAAAGTAAGCATTAGCATCTGTTCTTGTAATCAGTAAAGGATTAAGTTCACCACTTGCAAAGTTAGTGTAAACTGTTCTTAGGGTGTTAGCCATTAGTACCCCCTAGTAGTTAATCTGTTTGTTATAAATCTCTTTGTACTTAATTTTTTATTGGTGACTTCTTGGCTATCTGTATTCTTAGCAATAAGAATTTGTCTTTCAGCTAGTGTAGAAAATTGTTGAATCATAGCTGCATCTCTAGCTACAGATCCAGCAAATATAGAAGCTAGTGTATACTCTAAACCTAATTTAAAATAGGCAGGGAATTCCGATTCATCTTGTCTAAATATGTAATCAGCAATCAAAGCTGACTGTGAATCATAACCATTTACAAATATCTTGTCACCATAACGAGAATACTCAATAGGTATATCTGCTACTGTAATAGTATTTAATTGTAATAAATCAGGGGATGTAGGTAATTGATAAGCATACTCCCATCTACCTGTAGGAGCTGTTGCTAATAAAGAAAGTTGTTGTTGCTCTGTTGCAAATCTCCATCTATGTCTACATAGAATGGACTGAGTAATATTTTCATAAATGTTTGAAGCAACTAATGCTTCTGTAGATCCATCATCAAATGATGAAATTGGCTGAGCTCCTATCATAATTAAAGCTCTTGCACATATATCTACTTTTGTATCTGCCATGATTTAAAGGGGGGAATTTATCCCCCCAATATATTATGTACCGTTTGTAGTTGTTACTGTAGCTGCACCAGTAGCAGAAGTTACTACTAATACATCAACAGTTACTGTACCACCTACTGCACCAACAGTCAGAATAACATCATGTTGTTTAAGGTCAGCAGTTGCACTGTTAAAATAACCAGAACCAGCGATTGTTGTCGCTGCATCTCCATCAGAATAAAACCAGATAGAGTTGCTGTCACCAGCTTGGCTAATCTTCTTAATTGGATTTGAAGTTTCGTATGCCATTATCTATCTCCTTATTCTGCACATTTCTGGATTCTTACACCGTCACCATCAATTAGGACTGCTCCCATTGACATATATGAAGTTGTAAGGTGTGCTACTTTCTCAGGGATGTAGTTTACTTCAGTTCTTACATCTGAACCTACACCTAAACCTAAAGAAGATTTATGGAAAGCAAGTGTGTATCTATCTCCACCAGAAACAGATAATCCACTGAAGCCCATCCACATGAAAGACAACCATCTTTTAGCTGTCATACCACCTTTGTAAGGTAGATCTGCTTCTCCAACATATTCCATTCTTGAGAATTGATCTATGTCTAAAAGATCAGACCACTGCTTTGGTCCTACAACCCAGTATCTTTGACCATCATCTGGCACATCATTGTTACCAAAAATTTCAAAAACATTCTGAGCTTTATCTAGGTTCATACCTGTAGTAGATCCAGCAGAGTTGTTAGCTAATGCAGTTGCACCTGCGTCAAAAGTGTCAGTGATGATAGAGTCAGTCTTACGACCTAAAGCATAAGCAGCATTTTGTGCTACAATGTTTCTCTCATCAATGTTTACTTTTAGCTCATCTAATTTGTCTACATAATCAGCAGCATAAAAGTCTGATAATGTTGCAGTCACATTTGAGTGAACAGAGTTCATAGCGACAACCTCAGCGTGTCTTGCTTTAGTTGAAGCAGAACCCTTCGCTACTTTTTGGAACTGAACAGTATTTCCTTTTACACCATTGACATTACGGACTAGGTTCTTGAGCTTTGAACCCATTCTTTGATAAGCCATGTGAACTTCAGCTTCAAACTGTTTCACAAAGGCTTGATCTATCGTTGCTGTCATTGTGTTTTACCTTTCATTGTTAAATCCAAGTTGTCGTTATAAACATTTCTAAGTTATCCATTACTGGGCAAAGTCCAGTTTAAATCGGCTTGTTAGTTGAGATATATTATATTTTTATCAGCTTTACAAGACAAGATGCAGGAAAAACATTGACATCAGCATATGTATATGATCCATCATCTTCTCTAATATAACTAGCAAATGTCTTGATATATTTCTTATTCTTGCTGTAAATGTATGCTTCTGTGGTAATTAAAGCAGGGGATAGCTTTTCCATGTCTTTATCAGAACACCAAGCACTATCCCCTGTGGGATCTTCCCAAATAATTCTATATTTTTTATACGGAAACTTGCCCATACTTCTTTGCATATAGGTCTTGAACTTTCCTTACATAGTTAGGATCTCGTCTTGCTTGATCCCAATAACGAGGATCTTGCATCATAGCACGAAGATCATTCTCTTGTAGTTCAACATCTATAACAGTATTAGTATTAGGTAATGGCTTATTTCTAGATAAGCTCATAATTTCCTCTATAGCTTTTACCCCTTCAGCAGTAGAAGCCAAATTAGCAATAACATCATAGGACTCAGTAGATAAATATTTTTTACTCCAGAGATCAGCAGCTTCAATCCTTTCTCTAGCATTATCTCCCAACTTGCCCATTTCTTCTTGAAGGTTCGGCAAAGCAGCAACTTCATTATTAACAAAAGCCGCCACTCCCTGATCGAATACTTCCTGTGATAATCCATTATCTTTACAAATTTGTTGCCAAGTTTTAACAAGTTCTTGTTCTGGATCAACATTAACTTCAACTGTATCAGGTAGTTCAGGAAGCCTTATCTCATAAGATTCAGGAACGCTAGACTTTCTTTCTGCTTCCAAATCTTCTCGTATTTGTTTCGACAATTCATCAGTTCGCATACCAAGTCTTTTTTCCAAAGCCTTATATGATGCACCCAGTTCTTCAACTTTAATTTCATTTCTATCTACATCCCAAAATTTAGTGGGAATATACTCAGGGATTTCTACTTGAGTAGTGCTATCTTGCGATAGCTCTTGTGTTTCTTGTACTTGTTCTTCTGACATTAAACCTCCTTATCAGATTCTATTCTTTTCTTGATGATGAAATATAAATATCTCATTCCTTCAAGATGTCTGAGATGATCGTTGCTAACATCTTTACCTGCAACGGCATCTACAGTAATGGATCTTAAATAATCCAAAACCTTTTCTCCTATAATCGTACTAAACAGAGTAGCCATATCAGAATTTAATTCTCTTTCTCTTGCTTCTGTACGATAAAATCCATCAATAGATAGATGTGATCCTTTAGGTTTGTTGTGGAGCTGCTCCCAACTCATTCATTCCTCCTTGTTGTTGCATTACCTGTTGCATTTGCTGTACTACTTGTTGTTGTTCAGCTGCATCTCTAATTAGTTTTTCAGGTAAATTCATTTTTTCTGCTAGATATCTAGCTACTTCTTCTTGTTTAACAATAAGATTTAATACTTGTGGGCCAAATGTTTGACCGAGTGTCGCATTAAATCTATTAACATCAGCAATATCTTGCTCATTCTGGGCCCTTGATAATGGTGATTCAGGAATAATTTTAATTTCTTTATTGTTCAATGATGGTAATTCAATTCTACCTTGTTTCTTTAAGATATAAATAACTCGTCTAATTAATGGCATGATAAATTCAGATTGCAATCTTCCAAATGAAGAACCAATCTGTCTTGATAGATCTGCCATTCTTTCTGCAACTTCTGTAGCTGACATAGGTGTACCTTTAGTAGGCCCTAATGTTTCCATATACAATGCTTTACGAATGTTTTGACGCATATCATCTAATACTAATTGAGCTACATCGAATCTACCTGCACTATTAATCGGAACTAATCCTCTAGATCCTGGAGCTACTGGAATAATTGTGCCAGGTACTAACTGAATGTTATCAGGATTAATTACACCATCATCTTCTAATTGATAGATGCCAGATATATTCATCTGAGCATTTTCTAATATTAATTCAATAGTAAGATTGGTAGTCTTAATAGCTGACATAGCATTAAAAACTGGGCCACGACCATATACTTCACCACTAGCTTTGTTCCATCTAAAAGTAATAAAGGGATTAGAACCTTGTCCTACAAACTGATCTTGATAAATAATTTGTTCGTGATCTTTTACACATACTACATAATCATAAACTTCTTTGTTAGGATCTTTGTAGTTTTTCATTGTACCTTCGATAACAACACATTTAGAATCTGGATCATTATCTACTTTTGTTTGAAATGAATTTTCTAATTCTGCATCAGGATATAATACTTTAATATCTCCTAATCTAATTTGACGCTTTCTATATACACAATCAATTCTATTGTCAGGCCCACTATTTAAATAAACATGAGGTAATGGTATTGCATTAAATATAATAGGATTAGTAGATGGCCCTTCATTTACTAACATTACACCAGTACCAACAGCTAAATCCATAAATGATTCATGAACTTCTTGATTAAAATTAGAAGAATGAAGTATCTCAAATATATAATTTGTTATCTCATCTAATTGAGCATCAACTTGTGGTGCTAATTGTGGAGGAATTTCCATTCCTGCTTTTAAATTAATCCATCTACCAAATGTAGGAGTAATACCTGCCTGTAATCTAGAAGCAAACTCTTGAATACCTACAACAGCAGTTTCATCAAAGATTCTATCTGTTCTTTTTTCTCCAGGTGATTCATCATAAAATGCTTCTCTACCTGGCATAGTATATTCATAGGCTTCTTCAAACTTAGGAATCCAATGAGTCTTTAATTGTTCTGCGTGACTAAATCTTTTTAAAAATGTTTTAACATTCATATATCCTGTATTAGGAGTAGATCTATAATCAAAACTATACATTATTTACCACCAAAAGTTAGATTACTACCTACTTGAAATAGACTTCTTCCTTTTGTAAGATTACTAGCTGATTGAGCTGCTAATTTTTTTTTCTCTCTAGCTATTGCTTCACTTTCTTTATAAGTGTCAATATATTCTGTTGTTCCTTGATAAACAGGTTTACTATCATCTTTATTGTTTTGAAAAAATCCAGAACCTTTAATTGTATTAAATAATATTGCTCCAGGAGTTAATCCTTTTTCTATTATAGTAGGTATTAAACCTTTAACAGCTTCTGGTTGATATCCTTGTTTTAAATAAGGTACAGAAGGTGCAGTTCCACCTACTAAACCTCTAACAATATCTCCACCTAATTCAGACAATGTGGGTGTACTAGCTACAATCCTTGTAGGATCTAAAACTGTAGGTGATGGTTGCACACCTCTACCATAGTTTAATGCTTTTTGAATATCAGCTTCTCTAGCTTTTGATACTTCATCTAACTGTTCTAATCTACCCATTGTTTCTAATGATGTAGCTATTCTGTTTGTTTTTCTTTCCATATCAGACATAGCTTTAGTTTGATCTACTTTAGTAGGTTGAGATGCTGCTATAATATCTGATACTTTTTTACTACCAGAAAATAATTGACCAGTATTTGTTACCCCAGCTACAGTAGCACCACTTTCTGTTAATACTGTACTTTTATCTTCACTTAATTTATATCCAGCTTTATTTAATGCAGCTTCTTGATTTGCAAATGCACCTGTTTTAGTTTTTGTACTAGCTAATATTGCTTTTTGTCTAGCAACAGCAGCAGCACGACTATCAGGAGTTTTAAATTGTTCATATGTTTGGACTGGAGTTTTTCTTCCTCCACCACCACTAGATGTTGATTTACTTGATCCCATTAATCTGTTTGTTCACCTTCTTGATAAAATCCTCTACCACCAGCTCTACTAAACAACGATCTAGCTCCTAGCTTATCAGCAGCAAATCTTTGTTTTCTTTTTTCTTTAGCTGCTTCTTGCTCTTGCTTAATTCTTTCTTCTTCTTCACGCTTTAGTCTTAATTCTTCTTCTAAAGCTGGATCTGTTTTATATTTAGGTGGATTTAAAAATCCCATTCTTTGCAACCTTCTTTCTTTAAGTATTTATATAACTGAAAAGGGGTTATAATCAACTTATTTATTCCAAGTAATCTCATAACCACAGTTACACAAGAATGTTCTCTTAACCATGCTGCTTGAAATAATCTCCATTTGTGGCGAAATCTTTTGCATTTTAAAATAACTCCTTTGTTTTGAATAACATAAGCCAACATTCCATCTAACTCTGGACCATCAACAATATTAACATCTAATCTTTTATGTATATGTTCAATAACTACCCATTTGTCTTTTTTGGGATAGTAAGCAAAAGCTCCACAATGAGCCATACCATTCTTTCTAAATCTATGATACCATTCATGGTTAGGTGGATCATAGAAAAATACTAACCACTCCTTCGGAAAATATCCCATTTTTTCTTCCTATTAATTGATCCTCTATCAAATATATTCCAATTCTTGTAAGCATTAGATACTTGAGGTTTAGCAGGACCTACTGTTAAAGATCTACCTTCACCAGCACCTAACATTAAATATTGTAGTGCATCATGAACATGAGAAAATTTATTCTTATTAGGTTTATCTTCATATCGTTCACCTGATGTTTGGATTCTTCTATAATGATATCCACCTAAGAATCCTTTTCTTAATTGACTACAAGATTTATTTAATAGAAACCCAGCTTTACCATCTACCATTCTATTCAAAGCTGTTTCTACTGATTCTATTCTTAATGATACATCATTAGATGGTGCAGGGAATGCTTGAATCCCTTGTCGTCTAAGTATTTGAAAGGGAGTTGTTTCATCTGTCTGGGCCCTAAAATCTCCAGCAGGATCTCCAAATATTTTTAAATCTTTATCTGCACAGTGTTTAATTATCTCATGCTTAAGTAGTTCACTAAACTTAACTGTACCTATATCAAAACAAACTAACTCATGAAGTATTATCCATCTACCATCAGGTAGCTTTTGTCCAAATACAGCAGAAGGAGTCAGACCAAAGTCTAATCCAATATAAACTGTAACAGGTGCAAATGGGATATCTTCTTCTGCCACATGAACATCTTCTCTAAAAGATCCATAGACTAGTTTACCATCCTCAATCGTACCGAGTTTGTTTAAAACATAAACATCAATCCAAGACTTAGATTTTCCCCTGATGATATTTGGATAGTAATCAGCTGTGACATTTCTAATATTTTCTGCATTATCATTCAGCTCATATCCTTTTATCTTATCATTTTCTTTCTTTTCAATCATACCTGGAGGTTGGACAAAAAATTTCCAGTTATCAGGTTTCACTAGCATAATAGATTCTTCTTGACTTAGATGATCTGGAGTTGGTACTTCACCAGACATAATTGACCACCAGTGATCTTCATCAGGTGCATTGGTATCTGCAATAACACCATACCATGAAGGCCCACCATCTTTCATAGAAGGGAAACGGCCTACACGCATAGTACATGCATCAACAATGGATTTGGGAATCTCTCTTGCTTCGTTTATCCATACACCAGTTAATTCTAAAGACAAGAGTTTCTTTACATCTTCAGGTCTATCTAGTGCTAAAAAAATAACTTCTAGTTCTACATCACCTACATAGATCCTATGTGTAAAAGGAACTGAGTAGGCAAAGTTACCAAATGAATTTTCAGGAAACCAATCTAACCATGTTTTAATGGTAGTAGTTTTTAATTGAGGGTTTGTATTTCTAATTACTGCCCATCTAGATTTGCGTTTACCATCAGGACTAGGTTCTTGTTTTAAGGCTCGTCTAAAGATTTCAATACAACAAGATACTGACTTCCCTGATCCAACAGGGCCACGCACTCCACGAAAGAAAGAATCATCCTTCATAAAGGATTTAATTATTTCGCCTGGTGCTTTGTAATTAAGTTCTGTCAAGCAATACCACTATCTACAGATCTTTTAATCAATTTGTAAATAGTTTCTGGTAATAGAGATTCTATAAATTTATCGGCTTCTTTATCCGAAAACCTTAAATCATTAGGATAATGTTTGAAGTGTTCCTTCATCACTATCTTACGAAGTCTTTGACGATCCTCGTAAGATAGCTCCTCTGCGTATCTCATTTTTATTTAAGAATTAAACCAGCAATCACAATGATGACTACTGCACAAACAAATAACTTACCATGCTTGTTTAAGCTATTCCATTTTGTCCATAGGTATTCTTTCATTATTTGCCATAACCTTTCTTCATAGTCATTTTCTTGCCTGACTTCTTAGCATCTTTCTTTGCAGCTGCCATTCCTTTAGCTGTATATGGGTATTCTTTTTTTCCTACTTTGGGCATTATGATACTCTCCTAAATGGTTTTACTTTAGCAGCAATCGCTTTGGGTTGTTTAACAAATTGTTTCCCACTCTTGCTGCCTTTTCTCTTAGCTCTAGTTGTAGCTGCATATTCACTAGCAGTCAATGACTTGATCGCAGCTTCTGGTAAGTAGCGTTCACCAGTTTGACCTGATGGTTTTCCAGATTTGGTTCTCCATTTCTGTTTTGTCCATGCTTTCAAACTTTGTTGAGAAGGTTTCATCTATAGCCTCCACCTTTAGCTTTATATTCTTTAGCTAACATCTGTGCTTTTCTTGCTGACCATTGACCTGGCTTTCCTCCTTTACCACCAGATTTTATTCTTTGAAATAAACTTTTACGCATACTGGGCTTAGTATAATTACCAGCTTCGTTTACTTTGCTTACCATTTAACTTTATCTGCCCAATAGGCAGCGGACATATTCCCTTTAGCTATATTAGATCTATGTCTAGCTTTAAAAGATTTCCTTTTCATCTTCATTCTTTCAGACTCACCTGCTTTAGGTTTACCAGCAGTTTCTGCACCCTGTTCTCCAAATCTAATTGTTTTAACAGTATCTCCAGACTTAGCTACTACCACATGAGATTTACTTTTATGACCAGGTGTTCTTTTAGGTTTATTATAACCTGACACTCCAATACGCTTTAATAAAGAATCTGCCATTACTTCTTCATTTTTTTTAATGTCTTAGCAAGGTTTACTCTTGCCATTAACTTCTTATTCCCTGTTTGCTCTGCTTTCTTCTTCATCTTTGTAAGATCAGAAGCTGATAGCGTTTCGCCTTCCTTTAACAGCTTCATTCTTTTAGCAGTAGCTCTCAATGCACCAGGCTTCTTAATAGCCTTTTGAATCCAATTAGCCATAGGCGTACCTTACCGAAAAAAAATATATTTTCAACGCTGTTTCCAATGTTCCCCACACAGAAAGAAGTAGTTACCGTTATCTGTCCTTATGTGGAACGAACCCCATTTCCCACAGTGGCATCTTTCGTACTTATCTCTTTCTTGGATGTTCCAACCCAAGATTTGTAACAAATTGTAAAGAGAACCTTTTTGACCTATATTGTTTGTATGGGTTCTTTTACGCATAGCACCTACGCATTTTCTAACCCCCCCTCCTTAATCTAGGTCTATGTTAATGTTTATGTTTCCACCCACTTGGTGTTGAACTCTATCTGGTGCTTTGAATCCCCCTCTGTCTAAGAGATCCTTCGATGCTTCCATCTGAACATACTCACTCTTTGCTTCAGTGGCAAGTCTAACCATGTTCTTGATTGCAGGGATAGTTCCTAGCCTACCTATTTCAGCTACACGACTATTCATGTATTCAATTACCTTTGGGAGTCGAAGTGTCTTAGAAGCAGTTACTCTACCACTTTCTCCCTTTGCATATCCAGCTATTTGACTAGCTTTTGCTATGCTACAATTCTCTGCTACAATGGTATCAACCAGAAGTCTTTGTTTATAGGTCAGACCATCCTTACCTTTTACTAAAGAAGCCATAACGATAGATACCTTGCTACGATATATGATGTCAAGAACATAATTGTAACAGATTGTAAATCTGACGAGAGGCTTTCCCCCTCTCGTACTCTCCCCCTTAACGCAGATGATCTAGGATCATCAGTAAATAAAGTAAATAAAATTGACCTAATAGCGTTATAGCCATGACTAGTTGTCATGTCTATTGGTACGCCCATGTATCTCTAGTTCGCTCTGCTCTCAAGAGCTACTATGTTTCTCAGTCGAGCTGAGAATATCAGGTACCCAATTTTATTTTTACTCTCTCTCGATAATGCTCCATTCGCCTGTGACATACAAGAGAATCTCTAAACTCACATTCGTATCGTTAAGAGCTTCTAGATCAGCTAGGTACATGTAGGTCGGCGAACTATCATAGATTTCTGCTACTTAAAACTGCATCTAAAGGACAAAACGACGACACACTTCGTATGCGTCAGTTTTGTCGCAGTTGTAAGTCTTGAAATCTATGCTGACAAGTGGGCATTAACGAGAGATAGACTCTCATCTATATACCAAAGGAGGTATACAATGAAAAGAATTAAGGAATTATCAGAATTTATCCATTGGATAATGAAAGATAAAGTACATCCAGGATCATGGAGTATGATTGAGGATGTATCATTTAAGTTAATATCTATGGGAGGTAAAGAAAACAGTATCTCCTATGAGATCGAACAATGCGTAGATGACGAAAGGATTATCTACACAGTAGATATTCAAGTGAAGGAGGTATCAGATGTATAATTCATTTGAAGAAGAATTTGTAAATCAAGTACAAAAGATTAGGGATTTACGAAGTCAAGGAAAGCACGATGAAGCTGACCTAGAGGAAAATACTTTACAAAGTATTAACCAAGTATTTGGGAAAGAAGATTTCTCAGAATTAGACGAAAGAACTAGAGATCAACTGGAGGTTATCTATGAATAATTATGTACCAACTATACAAACATCTGCATCTGATATTGATGCGATCAATACAATGACAAGCATTGATTGGTATCAGCATTATAAATTACAGGTAGATGAAACATCAGAAGTAGATATCAAATATATGGGTATCTATTTTTGGCAGTTATGTAGTACTACTTACAAGTCAATGACTACATTTCAACGATATTCACAGGGATATCGTGACAAAATCAGAGCTAGTATTGTAGATCAAAGAGAAGCTACATCTGGTCAAGAAATTGCCCAGACTAACTTTGATACATTGACTGAACAAGCTAAGACTGTGGATGCATTATATCGTAAATACGAAGCTATGCATTTAGCAGTTAAGAAACTTTACTTAGAATTATATAAGGAAGATTTCACCAAGAGGAAATTACCTCAACAAAGTAAAGGCAAGATGAGAACATTGAAAGATATGACTCCATCTGAAATAGCATCAATCAACGCTATGGTTGATGAGATGCTTAAACAATAAATAGTTTCATTTAGGATAGTGGGGTTTCTACCCCATTATCCAATAATTTTTTTTTTAAAAAAAAGCTGGTTGTTTGCGTAGCAAATACCGAGCAGAAATGTTATAAATCAATAGGAGGTAAGCATGACATCACTGTTTAAAATCTTTGAAAGTTTTATCTTAAACATATTCAAAGCAACAATATCTACAAGGTTCAAAGACCGAGCAGAATATATTGGTACATTCATTCTAGTATATCTGGGTATTGGTGGTGGTTTCATAGCTTTTTGTTTGTTCATGGGAATCAATCCAACATTAGTTGTGTCTGTAGTATCAGCACCTATTTGGATATTTCTAGTATTCTTAACAAGAAGAATAACAAACAAGATGCTAGAAATTAATGATACTAAAACCAATATTTAATTTTCCTTATTGGTTTTGGGATTCTATTACTGGATTAGTAATAGGATTTATTATTTTAATAATAATTATAGTAGGACTTACTGGGAGGTAAATATGTCATTATTAACCAAAATAATGAATAGCGATATACCAGTATCAGATTATGAAGGTGATTACTTAGATGATACTGGATTAGATTATCTAGCTAAAGTATATGATGAGAACAAACAAGTAGGCTTTGATACTTGGGAAGAACTCAAAGAGAATGTTTATATCTCTATGTTACAAGGAGGTTATCCATTCAGATTAAAGGATGAGATCTATGAAATAGTAGATCAAGCAATCAGAGATGACTATCCTGATCCAGACTATGATGATCTCATATCTTCAGATAATGAAGATCAAGTTAAAGATCTACAGATTGTGAGGGATGATGAGTAGATTAACAGACATCAATTACCTAGAAAGTTTAGAAAATGATATAGGTAAAATACAAGAGGAAGCAGGTGTCATTATGACTGATGCAAAGTATGTGCATGAAGCATCTATGGATTTAGATAATAGACTTCGTGATGTAAATGAACGATTGCATAAGTTAATTAACAAACTGAAGGAGGAATCAAATGGAGGAAAATCAAAATAAAACATACAGACATTATCCTATTGAATGTTATAGATGTAACGGAATAGGTGTCATCCCTTGGGGTGATGCACCAGATGAATCAGACCCTTGTGATGAATGCGAAGGTCATGGCTATTGGCTATTAGAGGAGGTACAAGATGAGCGAGTCGCTTAAAGTATTACATGCTAGATGGTTAGATATGCAAGAGGATTTAAGAAAATCTATTGTCAGTACAACCAGTCATATGCATGTAGAATTAAATCAGTTAGATGAGTTAGTTCATATACATAACTTAATGATGAATAGTTTTGTAGATCTTATGAATAAAACAGAAGAAGAACTTATAAGAACTACACAGACACTACAATATGTTACAGAAACTGCTAACAAAATAAGGGAGGTTTAGTATGGGTAGATATTATCATGGTGATATAGAAGGTAAGTTTATGTTTGCTGTTCAAAGCAGTGATGATGCAGATTATTTTGGTTCAACAGGTTATAGACCAGATGAATTACATTATAATTTTTCAACTAATGATATACCACAAATAAAAGAAGGTATTGAAAATTGTATTAAAGCATTAGGTAAACATAAAGATTCATTAGATTCATTCTTTCAAGAAGGTGTTGGATATAATGATAAGATGATTGCTGAACATTTAAAAATAGATGTCAGTGATGTTAAACAAATTCTAGAATGGTATGCAAGACTAGAGCTTGGTCAAAAAATTCTAGATTGTGTAGAAAAAGAAAGCTCATGCAGCTTTGTTGCTGAGTTATAAAGGAGGAAAATATGTTACCAGTAGAACTACAATTTGCAGTGCGAGAAGAACCAGTATATAATCAACATGGCTCTAGACTAGAAGGCTATAAGCAACTAGTCAAAGACGAGAACAATGAACTCATAGCAGTTCATAAAAATACATACACAGTTATATCTCACGATCAAGCCTATGAAAAAGCTAAAGACTTTTTAGATGAACACTTTGATACCAATGGTATGACTGAACAACACAAGTGGTCTAATCATGGAGCTGTTATGGCTACACGATTTAGTTTACCTGAGTACACTATACCATTTAAAGATACCAAGATTGGTTTAGAAGCTGTCATATGGAACAGCTACAATGGTATGCGTTCATACCGATTTGATCTAGGTTTCTTTCTATGGCTATGTCTTAATGGTTTAAAGAACTCTGTCTGGGATATTAGTTTAAACACAGCACACAAAGGTAGTGGTGATATTAAACTATCATTACCTGGTGGTTATGCAGCACTAGATGGTTTACATACAGTACATAACTACATGACTAACTGGTTAGATGTACCAGTAGATGATGCTGAGTTTCATGCTGAAGTAGATAGGTTATGTTATCAACCTACTAAGACTGACAAGAGTCATGTCAATCAACAGCATAAAAACTACATCATAGACCAATATGATGGTAACTATGCACAGCAATTTGGATGTAATAAATTCAGTGCATATCAAGCAATAACACATTGGAGTACACATTATCCTAGCGATTCCGTAAATACTCGCTATGATAGAGAACGGAAAGTGTCTAACATGGCTTGGTTCTCCCAAGCTGCATAAGATTAGAAGGGAGTATGTTCCTCAAACAGTCCTCCTCCGTACTCCCTTCATACAATCATGAGAAAAAAATTTTTTATTAAAGAAGAAGAAAAACAAATACATAAATGTACTACTTGTAATAGACGGTACACTATGTACATGATGATCCAACTAGATCATTACACAAGAGAGAAACAATGTATTAGATGTTTCAATAGGAGTAATATGAAAACAAAAAAACGACCAGTTAAAAAACTATGGCAGGGTAGATTAATCTCTCTTAGAGATTATGAAATCCAAGAAGCTATTGATAAGAACTATACCATACAAGCAATACACAAAGGTAAGTCAATGATGCTAACACCTACTAAGTTAAAAGATTTAGATTTAACTGTAGGTAAATTACATAAGTCAATGTATGATACTAAACCATATAGACTAATAGATGTGAGGTGGAGTCCAGATGAAAGATCAAATCAATCCTGACCATTATAAAGTAGGGAACATAGAAACCTATGACTTTATAACAGCTAAGAAATTATCTTACACACTAGGTAATGTTATCAAGTATGTTGTAAGATGTGAACATAAGGGAGGGATTGTAGATTTACAAAAGGCTATGTGGTATCTACAAAAAGCAATAGATAACTATGATAGATCCGAACACAATCGTTAGAAAGTTTGTATCAGATAAGAAATTTAAATTTAAAGCTAAGAAAAAATATAACAAAGCAGATCCGATACAACGCAAGAGATGGTGGATAGATAGAGTATGTTACTTCTGTTATATAGAAAAAAATAAAGAAGTAGCTAATGCTTTACGAATAGAATTAAATAAACCATATGTTAATCCATCTATTAGGAAGATAGCCAACGAACTCTGGGCTAGAAAGAAAGAGTTTGATAAACTAATTGAGAGGAAATTAGATGAGTCAATTAATAAACGGGAAAATGTTCGACAGATCGTTAGGTCTAGGCGGCAGTGATGCTACTAAAATAGTAGCTGGTGAATGGAAAAACTTGTATGAAGAAAAGATGGGGATCAAAGAACCAGATGATCTTTCATTTATACTACCAGTACAACTAGGTATATATACCGAACCATTCAACAAAGAGTGGTTTCAAACTAACAACAATGGTTTGTATGTTAAAGAAGTAGAGGACACTATCTATCATAAGAAGTATGATTTTATCTATGCTAACCTAGATGGTTATGTCATTGATGATAACTTTAAAAAGATAGGAGTCTTTGAAGCTAAACATACAAGAGCATATACTAAAGATGATACAATCTTAGAAAGATACTATGCTCAAGTACAACACTATATGATGGTATCTAAACTACCTAGAACATGGTTGTCTGTACTGTATGGTAATCATGACTACAAAGTATTTGTGATTGAACAAGACAAGAAGTTTCAAAAGAAACTATTAAATGCAGAAATATTTTTCTGGAGTCACATTGAGAAACAAGCAGCTCCAGATGACTATGTAGACTTTAAACTTATAGAGGAGGTATATTAATGTCTAACTTAATAATATGGGATGCAGTTAAAGAAACTGATCCACGCTTTACCAAGAAGGTATCATTCGGTGCTAGACAATTTACTAGCATTGATGCTCACTACCAAATCCGTAGAGCTACAGAATACTTTGGCCCTATTGGTCAAGGTTGGAAATACGATTGTGTATACTCTACAGAAACTGTAGGTGGTATATGCTTTCAGTTTGCTGATCTAACTATCCATTGGAAGAAAGATGAATGGCATACTTACGGCCCTGTTAGAGGATGTAATATGTTAGTCACTACCAAAGGAGCAGTCGATGAAGATGCACCTAAGAAAGCTATGACAGATGCATTAACTAAAGCACTATCCCATTTAGGATTTAGTGCTGATGTATTTACTGGTAAGTTTGATGACAATAAATATCTCAAACAACTACAAGATAAATACACAGGTAATGTAGATAAATCAAAAGTAACGGAGGTTAAATGAAGTGTATAAGAGCTGGTCACTATCAGACTACAATAGCTTATGGACATGGTTTAAATATCATTGTCAATATTGTAAAGGTAGTGTCACAATTTCAACACACTCCTAACAAATGGAGATTGACTATTGATGATACTCTCATCAAGAATCAACACAGATCTGATTGGGATTCCTATGCAACAGCTAAGAGGAAAGCAATTAGAATGTGTGAAAATCTTTTAATGAATGATATCATTCAAAAGATTGAGAAGGCTTTTCCAAGACCAAAAGAAAAGCAGACTAATAACCTAGTAGAACTAAGGAGGTGATATGACAAAAGTAATTAAACTTTCTGAAAAGCAAATTGAAGAAAAGATAACTGAAGCTAAATCTAAATATCCTAAAAACTATTTAGAAGAAAGTACATGGGATATACATGTTACAGACAGTTATGTATTTAATATTGCCGATTGTTTTTACTATGGATTAAAATACATGGATGAATGTATGGATACAGATTGGAATTATAAATATAAAACTTTTAATGCTGTTATACCCATTATAAGAGATTTAGAATATCCAGTTCGTAGACAAAAAGAACGAATAAAATTAGACGAATTTATCAAAAAACTTAAAGGAGGTAATAATGATAAATAGAGTAATACTAGTAGGTAGATTGGGTACAGAACCTGAGATCAAAGCTACCAGTAAAGGTGACGAGTATGCTAACTTTAGTTTAGCTACTTCTAAGAAGATCAAGAGCAAAGATGGTACATGGCAAGAGAAAACTACTTGGCATAAAGTTACTACCTTTGATCCTAACTTAACTAACACTATCAAAAACTATGTAGACAAAGGTTCTATGATCTATCTTGAAGGTGAGATAGATGTATCAGAATACACTGATAGTAGTGGTAACAAAAGATATAACACTTCTATTATCATACCTAGAGTAACAGGTGTGATGAAGATGTTAGGTGGTAAGCCTCAAACAAAAGGTGTTGAGCAAGTCAATGGTCACAAAGAATTACCAGATGATGCAATACCAACTGGTAACGACATACCATTCTAAGTTTTATGGTCTGGGAAAAAGAGGAAATCCAGTTAAATTTATTCCTGCTCTACTCATAGATAAGTAGAATAAAACAAAGCCATAACAAATTTTCTATGGATTACACACCCAATGTAGTTCGCAACTACACCCGTCTAGTAGGGCGTATATCGGTGATACTAGACTTCCATAGAAATAAAAGGTGTCAGTACCAAATATAAATTTTGTTCTTAGAAAGGATAATTATTTATGTGTATATCCCCACTAGTATTGACACCTTTATATGATATAAGGAGGTGATGAATCTGATAATTAAAGGCGAACTTGATAGACTAGTAGATACTTTGCATGACTATTCTACTTATCTTGAACAGTTTGGATATGATACAGATACAATATTTGCAGCTTATGCCATCATGGCAGCTGCTCTTTCAGGTAAAAAAGTCAAGCAAAAGAAACCATCAGAAGCTATAGCAGAGCGTATGAAAGAACTTAATGTCGTTCAATCCCGTACATCTGATTCAATTCATTAGCATATTCAATAGCATCAAAATCATATTGTTCCCAAAACTTATGTTCTGGTTTATACTTACCCCATGTCAATTCCGAATGGTGTTCAAAACACAAGGGTACTACAAGTTGATTAGATCTTTTATGTTGAACATGGCTACCTCGTAGATGATGAACATTCATAGGTGTATTTGACATACAACCTGGTACGCAGCATCCATGCTGAATTATTTGTTTAAAGTATTTTAAATCTTTAGAGGTATATTTGCCCATCCCAAGTACCATCCTTCCTCAATAACATTGGAACTATTGATGGTACACCATTAGTAATAATACCACAAGACAAGATTGGCTTAGCCATATTAACTTTCATGTATGCCATAGCCATAGACTTCTTATCAACTAAACAACCAACAGACATACCCCAGTTTAAATGAAAGTCATTACCCACATATTCTATATTAGATTGTGTGTGGTAGTGGCCTTGAACTACCGAAGCTGACATCATCTGTACTGCCTTAACAATATTCTTAGATACTTGATGAGCAAAGTAAACTCTACCCATAGGTGTTTCTTCCCAGTGGCATTCTTTCCACTGCCATCCATGTCCAACATCTAGTATTTCATTGTAGTCTTTGAGAAAGAACTTAGACATTCCTTTAGCCATAGCTCGTCTAAGTACCATAGATCCATGATTAGATTCTAGTAATGTCATTACAGGAAACAATGACTCTAGCTTCTTCATGTGGTATCTACCGATTTCTAATTCATCAGCAGGGCTAGGTAAATCTGGATTGATTACATGGCTAACATTAATTGAGTGCCAATCCATCTCATCTCCAATGTTGATAACATTCGTAGGACTGTACTTATTAGCCAAAGACTCAAGGAAACGATAACTATCAGGATGATGATAGGGTACATGGAGGTCAGAGATGACCAAAATTCTATCGTTTTTTCCTGTTTTAAGAGCCGTAGAAGGGGTACTTTCATCCTTTCTAGGCCTTCCCCTACCCCTCTTTATTATTTTTAAACTTGTCTGCAACCTTTTCTGCTGATCTTCCAACGGTATACCCTCCAATTCCTACAAGGATTATATTGAGTAGAGAGTTCTGAACAGACTCTGGAATATTAGGTGCAGTATATCCGAACCAATGGGCTACCATTAATCCAGCAAATACTAACATCATAATAGGCCTCCAGTTTCTTTGTAAGAATCCTCCCTGTGCCTCTGTTTGTATTATCTTAGCAGCACCTTCTAGTTCTGCTAGTTCTCCTGCGATAATCTTTTCTTGAACCTTTGCTTTAAGTGCAGCAGCTTCGCCTTTGTTATCAACAACTTTGTCAATAGTTTTAAAGACTGCTCCTGCGATTGGTCCGAGTAAGTTAAGCATTGATCTTCTCCATTATCTGAGCCAGTCTTTTGGCTCTGTTTGGTGTCTGAATTGCCCATCTAGAATCTAATAACTCTAATGAACATTCTTTATACCTTTGTTCTTTAAGGTGTGCCAAAGCATTTTTGAATTTAGATACACCTGTTTCACCCATTTGATAAACCATTTCAATAATAACTTCACGAGCTTCTTCAGCAATATCATAATCACCAACAAGGTTTGTAGCACCATTAACTGCAAGTTGAAAATCACTCTCAAATAAAGCCTCCCAACCTGATCTGTCTGTCGGTATAGATTCACCAGGTAATATCTTATGTCCATAACCACCAGTTTCAAACCCCAATGTATCTCTGTAAGTTTGTTCACAATACCCCTCATGTTCTTTTATCCTCTCCTTTAGTTCTTCATATGCCATCTTTTTTTGTACAGAATCCTGTAATAAACAAATCTTTTTGTTCTCTTAAACTGTATCTAAAATCATCTACAAATGCAAGGCACTCTGGTATACTAGTAAATGTCTTTTCATAGACAGGTTGAGTAATACAAGTTTCACTAAGAGGAATGTTTACTGCGTACACACACGCAAGTAAGACCGCATAGATATTCAAATAAGTCTATAGACTAGTGTTAATAACACTGCTAATAAATTAGAAAACACTAAGAACCCTACCCTCCAGATTATTTTTTTTATAGAAGCCACATCAGCTTCAATATGTTTTAAATGATTTGTTTCAATGACACGCAGACGCTCAGAGATAACAGCTACTTGAGTATCAAGGTTAGCTAGTTTCTCCTGGTCTTGTTTCATTTGTCATTCGCTTTCTTTTGGTATTTCAGTTCCATATTTTCTGCTCTTAATTTACTAATATCAAGCATTAAATTTTCAATTTTATCTAGGGCCATGTGGTAAGAGATCTTCATATCTTTATATTCTTTTTCAATAGTATGGGCTTCAGCATGTGTCATATCTTTTCCTTTCAATAAGTTAGTGTGTGAAGGATCTATACTATAATGCTCCATATTTTGCATCAAGAATTTTTTATTTATTAAAAGAATCTTGCTCCAATAACCACATAAGTTTATCTATCTGTCTTTCCATAGCATCATACTTATCATGCATCTTCATCAGCTTAGATAAATCTCTTTCGTTATTAGCAATACGACTATCCATTTTAGAAATGAACCAAACTAGCGATACGGACTGTATCACTATCGCTAGTATTATAGATATCGTCTTACTATCTAGGTTCATTACTGTTTCGGATTATCAGCTTTAATCTGTGCTACTTTAGTTTGCCATGCATCTAAACCATTCTCTGTTATGTACTCAATCTGTTCACCGATTGAACCATAAAGAGATAATCTAGTAGCCACTACTTGAGCATTAGCTTCAGCAGTGTTAGCAGCAGATTCAACAGCAGATAAGTCGCTATCAGATGGTTTAGATACACCTGAGATATTCCACTCTTTAATGTATGCACCTTGACCATCATCTTGTAAAAGAACATCAGTAGTAAAGTCCACCTCGTTTACTGAGTTAGCCTTTAGATACTCTTTTATTTTTGTACTTAGTTGTGCCATTTGTTTTCTCCTTTTTAAATTAGTTTATATGCTCCAAAAATTGTATTATTAAAAGGACTCATACCAATACTAGAACCAGTAGTAACATTACACTGAACATATACTTCTATATAATCTGTAGTTCCATTCATATCAACTACACCACAAACACCTTCTGCCGTTCCTCTAATATATTGAACATTTAAATTATTAGATGACCTTAAAGTTGGATTACTTGTATCTCCATTTTTTATTATGTCTATACTCATATTTGCTATAGCACTATTAGTATTGCTTTCAAATCTTGTTGAAGTATAAACAAAATACTTACCAGCAACATTGGGTGTAAATCTATAATTAGTAGAATTATCATAACAATTATCTGTATCATATACTTCGTCATTACACTGCATTTTTGCATTAACATCATCAGATAATGTTTGTTCACTTCCACTTAATCCTCTTGTTGCTAAAAAAGCTGGTTGATTTTCTACAGCAACAGCACTAGGCAAAGCTGTTATCGAAGTAATTGAATTATTATTTAAACGAGTTATTGCCATGTTATGCTCCTATTAATTTGTATGCTCCAAAAAGTGTAGCTGAATTGTTAGATGCGTCTGATTCAAAGTTCTGTGTAGAACCGCTATTGTGATAGCCATAAATTTCAAAATAATCAGAAACAGCACAATTAACAGTTGTTTCTATTGACATAGTTTTAACTCCATTATACCCAACATTACTATTTTGAAGAAATTGACTTCCGTTTTTATATAACGCTATAACTGTAGTTGTTCCGTTTGATGCACCATCTAATATGTATCTTGCGTAAATATAATATTTACCAGCAGTAGGTACTGTAAATTTATATGTTGATGTATCGTAAGCAGAATTTGTATCAAATCTTTCAATATTAAAATTGATTTTAGTATTTGTATTATTTGCAACACTTTGGTCAGCAGATAAATAAGCCTCAAAAGCTGGAGTATTCTGCATAGCACTAGCACTCAATGTAACATTACCACTACCATCAGATGAGAATAGAGCATTTCCGTTTGCGTCTTGATATGTATTTACTTTTATTATGCTACTCATTTTATGCTCCTATTAATTTAAATCCTGAAAGGAAAGTTCTTGCACCATCAGCAGTAACTAGCATTCCACTTGTACCACCTGAGTTATTTTGAATACCATATAGTTCATAATAATCAGAAGTAGAACTTGAATAATCTAAGACACTAATATTGATATAAGTTTCGTGCATAATATTTCCAGCACCATCAGTTAATCTATGCCAACTAAATCCTATAGCACTTCCATTTTTATATATTGCAACACCTATTCTTCTTGCACTTGTTCCGTTAGCTTCAAAACCAACTGATGCATTTAATTGATAATACCCTGTTTCTGCTGGTATATATTTATAATTTGATGTATCAAATTTACTACTTGGGTCAAAGACAGCAGTATTTAAATTTATTTTTGTAAATGTGTCATGAGGTATTGAAGTTTGAGCAGATGATAACTTAGCTTTGAAAGGGTATTTATTTGTTACTAATCCACCACTTAATGTTCCAGCACCATCACTAGATAAGAGAGTATTGCCACCTTTATCTTGAATTGTATTAACTTTTAATATGCTCATCTATGCTCCTATTAACCTATAACCTGAAAACTCTGAAAGTGTAGCACCACTACCATCTATAACTGGACTACCACTTGCATCACTAATTCTAACATAAACTTCAATATAGTCAGACGCAGATAAATCCATTACAGATGATATTTGCATACCTGCATAAAAAATATCGTTACTATTAAAATTCCAAGAATTTTTTTTAAATTCACTTCCGTTTTTATAAAATGTTATTTGACAGTTTTGTAGATTTGCTACATTACCTGCATCAGTAATTAAGTTTGCATAGAAAAAATACTTACCCGCTTTGCCTGTTGGTACAGTAAATCTTTGATTTGTACTGTGGTCATATGCACTATCTGTGTCAAAAACTTCTGTATCAAAATCTGCTTTAGTATATGTTTCATGCGATATTGTTTGTGCTGAACTCATTCTTGCAGAAAAAGCTGGAGTATTAACTCCCCCAAATCCACTCTGTGTAGCACCACTGCCTAGTGTTACTGTATCTCCACTACCACCAATCGTAATAGTTGTTCCTGATTGAGGGTTAATTGTATTTACTTCTAATGTACTCATGCGATTACGAATGTACTCCCTGATGCAATAGTCAATGTACCTGATACTGTAATAGGTCCAGCGACTATAGCGTTTTTATTTGATGTTACTGTAATGTCTGTAAAGGTCTGATTGTTAATTGTATAAAACGAAGAAGCTAGTTTAGCAGTCGTAATTGTTGCATCACTGGGAACTCCTACATTTAAAGTATCTCCTAAGACCACACCACTAAAACTATCAGATGCTAGAGGTGCGGAGGTAAATGTAATGGTACTGCCACTAATAGTATATGCGTCATTCGGATATTGAACGACACCTGATATAGAAATAATACAAGATTGTTCATTAGTAGGTACTACATTGA